TCACGCTGTCTTTCGCTTTTCTTTTTTCCCCCACTTTATCAGCCGGCGCGACCAATAGACTGGATCGGTCCACCAATGCAGATCGCGCCACAACTGAGGGACTGGAAGCGTGTTGATCGCATCAAGCAAGGGCTGTTGTGGGATGTTCGTGTAGTGCCTGCTCATATCGTCAGCGGCGTGGCCGATGATCTGATCTTTCTTGTAGGGGTGCACGTCATTGATGATGAGCTGGGTGGAAACTGTATGTCTGCCAGTATACGGCGATATGTCGATCATCTCGATGCCGCGTTCTTTAAGGCGACGACGCGCCCCCGAAATGGCTGACGAAATCTGCCCGCCAAATTCGTCTGTCGGCGGGTACGGTTCGCCTTTGTGGCTGCGGAACAATATCCCTCCCCTATCCTTTAGAGCGGCGAACAGCGGCACGATGAATTCGTGCATAGGCACGCCGCGCGGCTCTCCGGTTTTGCTGTAGGGGATCGTTATCCAGCGGCCGTCAATGTTTACGTCCTCTGCCTGGAGCACGAAAAGTTCAATGGGGCGCATGCCGGTGTAGAACAGCGCTGTCATAATCTGCGCTGCGGCAGGGGACATTTCCGCCACGAACTGCGCGGCCCGATCATAAGAGGTCGGTTTCGTTCCTGCTCGGGTCTTCTTTAGCTTAACGACATTCGTGCCTTTAGGCGCGCGCGGCCGCCGCCATTGGCGCGGCTCGGCCCAGAGGTTTGTGACCGCATGATTCCATACTGCGATGAATGGTGTGTGGCATTGCCTGTTTTTGGTTTCCGCCGACGCGTTTGGAAAAAGCTTGTCGGCTGCGTCATCAACATCCTTCTGTGTTAAATCTTTCAGAAGCTTGTTGCGAAAATGGGGAACGAGACCAGAGGCTACGCCATCTTTTTTGCCGACTTTGATAAGAAAGCGCGACGATCCGCCAGCATCAAGGTAGGAGTTGGCCGCCTCGGTAAACGTAATCAGGGCCTTCTTACCATGAATGCTCTCGGTCAGTAGCTGCGCTTCGGTCTTGATGCGGATTTGCTCCGCGCTTTCCCGGTCGCGTGTGCCAGTAGATTCGAAAACGCTTTTTCCTCTGACCGTACCCCTGACGTACCAGACGTCCGAACCTTTTCGTTGGATGAGCTTAAGGGGCATCGCAATACATTCCAAATGTTTCGAAGGTCGCCGTCGCTAAAGAGCATGTCGCGACCTGATATGCTACAGAAACCATGCTCACGCGCAACCTTGGCGATATAGCGTTTTGACATACGCAAATGGTCGGCTGCTTCTTGCAGGGTGTGAATATTTCCAACGGGTCCGGTCAAGTTCTCACCTCCTCGCACCGCAAGCGACGGGCTTCCTCGCGACGGAGCGCGTTACGCTTGCGCGTCACCATCTCCAGATGATCGGAGTTAGGGTTGACGCAAAGCCGGTTGCGGCATTTGTGGTCCAGTTCTTTTTTGCCCGGAATATACCCATGCTCGTTGGTCCACATCGCAATGTGGACGGCGACCGTTTGTCCGCCGAGTGACATACGCGGATATCCGTGGCCACGTCCGGTGGTGCCAGACGTGGGGCCTGTCCAAATCCAGCACCCGGTTTGAGCGTCAATGCGGACGCGGCTCATGATTTTTTCGCGGATTGATTGACGGCGGCTCATCGCGCGCCCTCCGTCAAAAACTTGGTGGCTTTAAGGTCAATAGTCGCCATGGCTTCTTCAAGCTCGCGAGCGGTGTAAGTCGCCCGGTCGGTCTTAAATTCAGGAATGCCAAGCGCCCAAAGGCAATTCTCCGCACGCTCTCGCGCCCATCGCTTTTGAGTCGGGCCAAGAGCGTTTTCACTGAAAGCGGTAAGTGCGACGAAACAGAAACGCAGAACGTTTGCCTTGTTCTCGGCGGTCGCCTTTTTCATTTGCCGCCCTCCGACTTAGCGCGGTAGCGCGCTTCGGCTTCGCCTTTTAGTCGAAGGCCCGTAACGCAACCACAATACCCCTGCCACGCGCCGTCGCGCCCGTGCATGTCGCCTTCGTCTCCGCAGACGGTGCAATAGTCATCGTCGGGTCCGGTAAAATCGAGGTCGTCAAGGTAGTCGAGTTCTGCCTCCGCCTCTTCATTGGCGCGACGAATGCAAGCTCCGCAGACCCGGTAGACCGGCCCGCACATGCCTTCTTCATAGTCTCGGGCCTCGCGCAGATCGTCCGCAAAATGCCTGCACCAATCGCAATTTCCTTTGCGATCCTCTTTTGCTTCGTCGGATTTCATATACGCCCGGTAGTCGTCAGAACATTCCTGGCACATGTCGATCATTTCGCAGCCGAAGGAATCCGTTTCGCCCTGAATGCGAGCGACGGCGGGTCGACCCGGGTGTTGATCGCATGTCATGCCCTCGGGAACCGCGTGCGACCTACCCGGCAAGCTGGAGATGGGTCCGGTAACTTCGGCCATCTATTTGCCCTCCTGCTTTGCGGGTGCTGCGGGGAGAGGTTCGAACCGACCGTCGTGGAATTCGTATTCGGGGCGAACCCACGTCTGCTCATCTTCACCGCGATAGACCACGACTTTCTCATTATCGAGGTCGCCATCGACTTGGAGCCGGCCGCGCGCCGTCACCGTGTATGTCGAACCGCGCTTTTTGTGGCGGTATTGCTCCTCCGTCACGTCCTGCACCTGTGCGGAGAGGGTGGCGTTCATCTGGCCGGCAATTTCATCGGCCGCCACGACGCGCAAAGTTTCAGAGCATTCGTCGCAGCCAAGAACGAAATTGCACGATATCTCATTCGATTTCAGGCGCCCATCAACAGCCATCGAATTGACACGGTTTGACGTAAACCAGCTATTCAGATTGCCCCCACAGTTCTTGCATGTCGTCTTTTCAGCCTTCACAGCAACGGATGGTGCGGTCTGTTCCGGGCGGTCGTAGACGGGGAAGGCGCGCGGATCGCTCTTGTCGCTAATCCACATTGCGCCAAAGGGTACATTCTGGACGGGCGTTTCTTCGCCGTGCCGCAGCCATGCTATTGGATCGGCACCCGTTGCGGCATTTTTCTCGGCCAAAACACCATCCTCATAGCCGCGTCTATATACGGCGTCCCATCGACGTTTTTGCCGGTTCAGTTTTGCGCGAGCGCTACTCATTCGCCCGCCCTCCGCAATGCGTAATAAGTCTCAAGGAAGATTTCGGCGGCGCTGTGCGGGTTTTCCCAAGGGAAAATCTCCGCGTCGAAAGGCTCAATGCCGTTCAGCATTCCCCACGTTTCGCCCCGCGTCGGCATGATGTCCCGCTGTTCGGTCGCCAGCATGCGCAAGTCCAGATGCTTGATGTATGCCGGATCGGTCATGTTCACACCGAACCGGACGAAGCCCGCAGCTTCGCAGCGTTTCTCAATCCGCTTGTAATCCGGGCATTGTGATTTCAGTGGCGCATTCATATCGCCGCAAGTGACCTCACCAATTTCATGCAGCAAGGCTGCGACCTTATGGCCGGGCTTTGCATGCCCTGCCATCACGACGCAATGTTGCGAGATGGGATAGAAGACGCGCTTGCCGGTGCGACGGCTGACGCAATGCCCGGTAAAGCGTGATTGAAATGAAAGGCTGTAGGCCACGTCCTCAATAGTGAGTTCGGCCGCTTCAGGGTTCGCGAAGTCAAAATAGGTGCCGGAACCGAGCAGGATTGTCGGGCCGGCGACGTGCCGGATTGGTGTTGCTTGGTCTGTCATAGCTAAACCCTCATCGGCATGACGATGTAATCTTCGTCAGCGTCGTTATCTGGCGTGAAATGGCCTGGCGCTTCGGGGTCTTTTCCGAAGAGCAAAAAGGAGGTGGTTGAAATGCTCTCCAGCGTGTCTTTGACAAAGGAAGCATTGAAGCCGCGCCGGAATTCTTCGCCCTCGTAGTCGATATCGAGGGTTTCCGTGGCGGCTTGGCCGTTGTTGGTCACAAGCTCGATGCGCATCTGTCCGCTGGAGACAAAGAACTTCGTCGCTGACGTTTTGATGTCGCCAGAGATTGCCGTCACGCGGTTGAGCGCCCGAATGACGTTGGCGCAGTCCGCCCGAATGAAAACGCCGCCACGGTCGGGAATTACGCGCGTGTATTCAAGGAAGGTGCCGTCCACCAATCGTGAGGTGACGAGATAGTCTTCGCACTCAATGACGATCTTGTTCTCATTGAGGTAGACGCGGCACACGTCCTTGGACTCGCCCATCAGCCTGCGGAAAATGTTCACGGTCTCGGTCGGTATCGTCGCCGGCTGAAACTCCGTCAATTCGGCCGGCACGACGCGCGAAACCGCGACCTTCAAGCCATTGCATCCGGCGACCGCCAGCTTTCCAGAGGGCAACGCATGAACATGCGCACCCATCAAAAAGGGCCGGTCTTTCATGTTGACGTTGAATGCGAAGGCGACCTTGCGAAAGGCTGCATTCAAAACGGCCGCGCCAATCGCAAAAGCGAGTGGTGGCCTCTCCCTGCCCATGGAAGGAAAATCCGACGCTGGCAAGAAATGAAGATTGTAGCGTGATCGGCCACTATGGATGGCAACCTGCCCCGGACCTCTGCCGGCCTCAATCGAGATTTCCGCGCTCTCTGGCAGGTTTTTGACGATGCCGTGCACTTCTTCGAAGTTGATAGTGAGCGCTTGCCCGTTTCCAGCTTCCAGCAGATCGCACTGCGTTTGGACTTCGACGCTCAAATCCGTGCCGCGCACAGTCATCCGTTCCCCCTCGGGCTGGAGGAGAACGTTTTGCAAGATCGGGATTTCATCCTTGCGCGGAATGGCATCACGGACAGCGCCGAGCGCCGCCAGAAACTCCGTGCGATGAATACGGAAGAATAATTCTGCCATTCCCCTACCCCCTGCCGCGCGATAGCAGATCGGCAACGCGTTGTTCGTGCTGGGGGGGGGCGAAATCGAAATGGCGAAATAGAATGTCCATTGCGTCCGCAATGTCGCCTTCGGCCATCCGGCGATAGGCCAGCTCGACATGGTACATGTCGCTGTCGTCAAGCTTGTTGAGCTTGTCGTAGGCGGCAATGATATCGTCTTTATCAAGATCGCCAATCACGACGTCTACCTTCGCCTTAAAGGCAAGGTCGGAAAGGCTCGCAGCGTCCAGACGGTTTTCTTTCAGCCATTCAACAATGCGATTGTCGTTGTCGTCGGCGCTGAAATCGACGGTGATTTCCTGATTAACGATCATTTGCGGATACCTCGCACGATACGGACGGAACGAATGAGGCCGGGCCGCTCTTTGCTGGCTTTGGCCTCAGCACGGAGGGAGTTTTCAGCCGGCGTGGTGACAACCACGCCATCCATGAAGGTCACGCGGAAAACAGGTTGCGGTGGTTTTCTGTGGGGTTCCATGCACCGAATCCTCAGAAGTAGCAGGAAGCTGCGACGTAACCGCAGGCCAGCAGAGCTGCGGCGCAGACGCCGACGATGGTTTGCAGCACGCGGATTTCGTGGGCTGCTGGGGGTGTGCCGATAATCGGTGAAATGAAAAACATGCAGTGATCTCCTGTCATCCGTTCGGGAAGCCGCCCCATGGGAGGCGGAAACCGGAGCGGATGCTCAACACTCACGCCAATCGTCATCGCGTGCGCTGGAGGCGTGAGGCGGAGAGGGTGCCGCGCCAAGTTGAACTAATGCGGCCTCAAGTTCGGCAATCTTGTCCTGCGCCTCGCCCTCTTTTCGGCGCGCTTCCCTTGCATGTTCCTCGTAGGTTTTTGAAGCGATCACTGCCGTGGCTAGCTCGCCCTGAATATGTTTGATTTTGTTACGTAGCGCGTCGATGGCGACCTGCATTTTTTTAGGCTCCAGAAGTTTGATGCTGTTGGATGATGGCCCGAAGGCCATCGCCCAACGGCATCAGGCCGCAGCGCGCGCGTGTTGGACGCGCATGTCGTGAGCGCGGGCAATAGCTGCGTCGCCGCAGCGGCGGACTTCGTTTGTCGTGAACCATTCACGCAGGTCGGCTTTCGTGCAGCCTTCGCCTACGCGCAGGATGGCGTCCGCCATGGCCTGCGTAAGTTCGTTGTCATTCGCGGTTTTGATGTGCATGCCGAGTCTCCATCCTCTTGAGGGAGCCGGGCGGCCTTTTCACATTTCGAGGGTGCGCCGCCCGGCAGTCTAGCCAAGCCGCAGAGAGGTTTAGCGGTTTGGATGGCGGCAATAGTAAGCATAGCTTTAAAACTAGTGCAAGCCATACTTTAAAACAAAAGCGCTAAAAAACGATTCGACAATAAGCAAAAAAGAATCAATCATAGGAACTAAACGAGAACAGAACGGAGAGAATTGAGATGCATTCTGGTGCCGCAGCAACGCTTAGTCAGGTACTCTCGCTATCTATTGAGTGCGGCGATTGCGGACGTATGCGCTGGCGCAAGCCACAGGAATTGTATCGCTTAAAGGGTATCGGCCCATCGACACACATACCGGACTTGGGCGGACGGCTGGTTTGCTCGTCATGCCAATCTGAGGGACTAGACGGCCGCAACGTAGTTATTCAGGCCGCCTTTTCTTTCGAAGATGATCGCATCAGGGCCGAGGCTTGGCGTATTAATACCCTAGCAGCTCGCGCAGCGGGATGATGCGCCACATACTCTTGATGGCGTAACCGTCAAAATCGAGTTCCTTGGGCGGATTATATTGCTCGCAGATTACCTTGCCTTTGGTGCGGGCCTTGAGTTTTTTGACGTAGGCTTTGCCGACGGTTGCGTCGTCTTCAGGGTACATTTCAATAACCACATGATCGCCGGGGACCGGCTCTCGCCCGCCGCAGTAAATAAGTTCACCGGGATCGTATCGCGGAATCATGCTCTCACTTAAGACGTGCAAAGCAAAAACTTTTCTAAGGTGTGCGATTCCTGGAGGTCTCCGAACGTAGCCGGACACTTCACCATTCAAGGTGAAGTCGCCGTCATCTCCCCCAACGGCAACGCCGAGAACTTCCACGTCCATAGGTCCGGTTGGCGCGGGTCCGAAATCTGTCACCTGCTCGGCATCTGCGAGATTTTCTTCGTCATCCAGATATCTTAGGTCGCCGTTGCTCAGGGCAACTGGATCGATTCGGAGCTTTCGCGAAATCGCCTGCAAATGCTCCATTGCGATTGCATTTGCTCCGCGTTCCCAATTGCCAACCGCTCCGGTGCTAACGCCCCCAGCCTCGGCAAGATCACGCATGACAAGGCCCCGCCGAATGCGAGCAGTTCTAATAGCTTGGCCAATTTTTTTTCGAAGTTCGTTCTGATCCATAGGCTGGATGAAAGGTGAACTTTCATCGTCCGTCCATTTAAGTATAGCTTGCATCGGTTTTAAAGCTGTGCTTTTAATCGCGACCATGGAAACAGACCTTAATCGACAAGGGGTAATTGCTTTAAAGAGCGCCGCAAATGGCGCTACCGCAATTGCGCGCGTCATTGGGGTTACGCCACAGGCGGTTGCTCAATGGAAAGCCATACCGCCCGAGCACGTCCTTAAACTTGAGCGAACTTTCGGAGTGTCTCGCCATAAGCAGCGACCCGACGTTTTCGGATCCAGCGAAATGGAGGCGGCAGAATGACGCGCTCCATTTATCTTTCGCGCGGCCAATCCTCCCGGCCTGCTGCGACCCGCGCCGGGGTGTGCTTCTCCGGTCATTCCGGCGCGGGTAACTCTCGTTTTGCATGCGGGCCTCCGTAGGCTTCTGACTCCCGCTCACCTTTGCATTTTTGCGCATCCGCGTTCGATGAGAATTTTTCGGAAAAATTCTCATTGCGCTTTCGCTTGTCTGGAGCTTGGCAATGAAGAAAGAGGAATACCAAAATCAGCCGTGGTTCCGCCCAATCAAGGGCGCGCAGCGCGACCTTATCAAGGCTGTGGGCGGGATGGATCGCGCGGCGCTGCTGCTTGGCCGTTCAGTCGGACAAATAGGCCGATACAACAACTGGCATGATCCCGACTTAATGGCGCAATGGGAAATCATCGTGCTGGAAACAGATTTGGGCCGGCCTGTTGTCTCACGCACCATGGCCGTGCTGACTGGCGCAAGCGTCCTCGACCCAGCCGGCGAAGCTCGCGGCCGTGACTGCCTCCACTCAGGTTCCGCCAAGTTGATGGCGGAACACGCCGAATTCTTTTCGGCCTATTCGGAAGCCGCCAGCGATGGCCAATTCTCAGACCGGGAAATGCTGGAAATGCTCCCCAAAGCCGAGGACGTGCGGCGCTCTGCGGATTCGCTTGTTGCGAAAATTCACCGAATGCTTGCAAAGGCGATCTCAAAAGGCGGTGAGGAATGACCGGCCTTTCCCTTTTCAATCACTCGATTTCGGAACGGGATCGCGCATTTCTCCGTAGCGTTTCACATGCGGGCGGTTCGCGTGATGTGCTCGACGGCGAAGCGCCGGCCGCCGCACAGTGCATGATTGCGGGTTTTGTCCGGCTCGAAAAGTTCCGGCGCGTTTACGTGACGGACGAAGGACAAGCATATCTCGACCGACTGGCGAGGGCGCATTGATGGACAACGCGCCCTTTCAGCCCGAAACCCTGACCGTGCGCATGGCTCGTTTCGACGCGTTGCCTCCGGCCGTTCGGCAAGTCATCAACCTTGCTTCGTTTGAGTTTCACCCTGGCATGGCGGAACGTCTGCTGCGGCGCGGCGCTTCCGACCATGGTTGTGCCGCCCGCCTCGCCATAACTGACCGTGGCCTCTCTGCCCGGAAAGGTGGTGCGTAATGGCGGCGCAATCTCTCCCCATGCCCAAAAGCCACGGGCTTTCGATCATCGCCGCTGCGGTTCGCGATGGCGAGTTTCGATGCAGGGGCGCGAACGACACGATTTCAGCGTCTTCGGCTATGGCGCATCGCTATCTGACGCGTGACCCGAAGGACGGCAATCTCTTCCGTCCCGGCGAAAACGCTGTTGCCGTTCTGGCTCGCGCTCGCGAGCTGGGCAAGCTCCCGAACGCAGATGCGCTTGATAATCCAGCGATGAAAGTTGCCGTCGCGCGCGATCCGCATTCCATTGATGCGGGCAACCGGCTGCGCGATCTGGATGAAAAGACCGTCCTTGCTCTTATGGATGCCTTCACGCGCGCCGGCCAGCGTCAGCCCATCGAAGTCTACGGCAAACAATCGGATGCCAGCGTCAAACTCGGTGCTGGCGGACACCGGCTGGAAGCTTGCCGCCGCCTCGGCATCAAGGTTCTGTGCTTCCACCATGACGGTGATGAGCTTGACCGGCAGCTTTGCGAGATTGATGAAAACCTGATCCGCGCCGATCTGACTCCAACCGACCGGGCACTTTTCCTTGCGCGCCGGAAGGAGATTTACCTTATCAAACACCCGGAGACGGCACGCGAAGCGAGTTTGAAAAAGGGTGTAAATCTCCCGTCTCGCCAAGTTGGCGAAACGGCAAATCGTTTCACGGCGGCTACAGCCGAAGCGACCGGGCAGAAAGAGCGCACCATTCAGCGCGACGTTGAGCGCGGCGAGAAAATCTCGGCCACAGCCTTGCAGATGCTGCGCGGAACCCGGCACGATAAAGGAGTGACGCTCGACCAGCTCAAGCGGCTGGAAACTCCGCAGGCGCAAGAACAGTATGCGCGAGAATTGATCGCGGCGGACAAGGCAATTGCTGCCGAAAGTAAGCAAATCCGTACAGCAATACAGGCAAGCAACCGGCAGTCGCGCATCCGCCTCGTTGGTCTGATTGCCGAAACTGGCCGAAAGTCGGGCGGCGACCTCCCGCGCCGCGCCTATGCCATCGGCTATGCTGACCCGCCTTGGGAGCAAGAGGCATGGAGCGACGTAACCGGACAGGATAAGGGTCTTAGATACCCCTCCATGTCGGTAGAAGAAATCAAGGCGCTCTGCGCTGGCGACAAGACGCCGTTCACGCCGGATGCCGTGTTGTTCCTTTGGGTCACAGCAAACCGCGTTCCTGATGGCATCGCCGTCTTGAAGGCGTGGGGCTTCGAATATGTGACCTGCATGGCATGGGACAAGGTGCACATCGGTATGGGCCGGTGGGTGCGGGATCGGCATGAACTGCTGTTGATCGGCAAACGCGGCAAGATTTCGCTTGCGCCAGAAATGGGAACGCAGCCCGAAAGTCTCTATTCCGAACCCAAAAAAGAACATAGCCGCAAACCGGAATGGTTCGCTGCGCAGGTCGAGCGGCAATGGCCGTCTCTCCGCAAAATCGAGCTTTTCCAGCGCCGCGACAGTCTGGCGGAAGGCGATATCCGTCTGAATGGCATGTGGGACTTTTGGGGCAATCAGGCCGGCGCACCGGAAGGCGGTGCGGCATGAACAGTCATTTTTCGCGCACCCACATTGCAGCAAGCGCGCCGATGAAAATCCTTATCGGTTGCGAAACGTCCGGCGTCGTGCGCCGCGCTTTCGCTGCTCTTGGACATGACGTCTGGTCCTGCGATCTGCTACCCGCTGAGGACGGCAGCAACCGCCACCTTGTATGCGATGTACGTGATCTACTACACAATGATTGGGACCTGCTGGCGGTTATGCATCCGCCCTGCACAAGGCTATGCAATTCCGGCGTTCGCTGGCTTAGCGAGCCGCCCAAAAATCCGCCAAACGAAGCGTCGGCGAGAGAAAGCGCCGTTTGGCATTCTCTGTCCCGCGAACAAAAGCTTGTCATTATGTGGCGGCTCCTGAATGAAGGCGCGGCGCTGTTTTCTGAATGCTGGAACGCGCAAATCCCTCGCGTGGCCGTCGAAAATCCGATCATGCACAAGCATGCGAAACAGCGCATCCGAAACTATGCGAAGCCGGCACAAACGGTGCAGCCGTGGTGGTTTGGAGAGGAGGCATTCAAGGCTACATCGTTCTATCTTCGCGGTTTGCCGACGCTGCTCGAAACGAAGCGCCTTGTGCCGCCAAAGACCGGCACTGACGAGCATAAGCGCTGGTCGCAAGTACACCGTGCCCCTCCGGGTCCGGATCGCTGGCAGCTTCGATCCAAGACATATCAAGGCATTGCCGACGCAATGGCTTTGCAGTGGGGCGGTTATGCACTTGAGGCGGCCGCATGAGAGACCATCAAGCCGAGGAAAAGAAAGTTGAACGGGTGCGCTACCTCGCGGATCGATTGACCGGCGATCAATGGGTGGTCGAAACCGACAATGATCAGATGCACCTAGTCGCGTTTCGCCGCATGGACGAAGCGACCATCATCGCGACCTTCAGCAAGAATGCCTTGTCGCACGAAATCGAGCTGATTGCTTTGGGGCTCGACGTGGCTCGGATGCTTCTTGATGTGGGTGAACGGGCAAGCAGGATCATATCCGCCCTTCGGCGCGCCTTGGGCCATGAAGACCGCAAGCCGCGCGATAAGAACTATGCTGCCAATGCAGCCATCCTCTGCGAGGAGCCGCTGTTTCATCGATATTTGGAGCGCCGCGATCCGACACGCGCCATTCACAACAGTGACCATGCCGACACGACGCTCAAAAAGCTAATCGGCATTACCAGCAAAAAACAACTCAACACCGAAGTACGGGCGCAGACAGATTTTCGCAATCTGCGCGCGGACTATCAGGCATGGAAAGAAAGGGGCCGGGCATGACAGGAATTTCGCCGGTTGTCGAAGAATTGCAGGATTGCGCCAACGATGCAGAACGGGCGCGGTGGCTGCTGAAAATACCGGTTGTTATGCTCTACCGCGAGCAAACCGCCATCTATCGCGCCCTGCGCACCGCCCGGTTCGCACGGGGCGAAGAACTCGTAGACATCGAGATTTCGGCGCTCCTTTCTGTCCGTGACCGCTTCGGGCGCTTGCCGGCCGAAGTAGAGGCGACCATCAGCGCCGCACGCAGCTTCATGGAAGCCGTGGCGCGGAAAGGCGGTGTCGCGTGAGCAGCGAGGCAACAATCCGGCGTGGGGTGAGAAATGCGCGCTACTCCGCAATTCCGAACCATGTCCTTGAGGATAAGCGGCTTTCCATGGATGCGCGGTGGCTGCTTTGCTACCTCCTGTCCAAGCCGGACAACTGGACTGTTGTTGTTGGTGATATCAGCAACAAGGGTGGCTGTGGCCGCGACAAGGTGCGCAAGATGATCGCGGAACTTGTTGATGCCGGTTATGCAGAGCGAGACCAGACGCGCGACGAAGGCCGTTTCAGCGCCGCCAGCATGGTGATTTTCGATGAACCTCGATCCGCCGCTGAGCAAAGCCAGGCCGAAAGTGTGGCATTTCTACCGCAGCCTGAAATGCCGTCGCCGGCAAAACCGTCGCCGGTAACGCCGTCGCCGGCAAAATCGGCACATAGTAATAACTTAGATTCAGCAAATACTGATTATCAGCAAGAGGGAGATGCGCGCGAGGCTGTTTCGGAAGGGGAAGAAGACCCGAAGGCGGTGGCCCGTGCATTCAGGCGCTGGTACGGCGATTGGCCGACACGGAAGGTGGACAGCGCCTACGCCGCCGAACGCGCTTGGCAGGCCCTGACACCGGATCAGCGTGCGGACTGCATCATGAAATCCCCGCTCTACATCGAACGTGCCAATGCCACGAAAGGCGTGAAAGTGCCTTGGGCTGGCCCGTACCTGACCGGGAGAGATTGGGAAAAGCTGGACGATCCGAAATCGGATGTGGCGCTGCCTGTGGTGCACGGCCCGTTTACGAGGGCTTGGCACGCCCGGCGCTGCGCGGAACTGGTCCAGCCCATTGCGTCTGTCATGCCGCAGCTCGCGCCGTTCTTGCGGCGGATCGTGGATGCTGGCGGCGAGAAGGCGGAAGCGACCTTGCGGGACCATCGCCGTAAATACGGTTGGCCCAAGGTCAATACGATGGATGAGCGTGCTGGTGACCGGAAGGGCGTCACGGTTGCGCCTAGCGTTTTCAGAGTATCTGAAGTTTTCGAGAAAGCGCATCGCGATGGCGAATTGGCGCAGGCTTGGGCGCGACTATTCGACCGGGCCGGCCGCCCTTGGCCTCCTGTGCCGCCCGGCGTTGAGTGGCTGTTCTTTCCTCCCGTACCGGCCGAAGTGACCGATTTGGATATAGCGGTAGCGGAAGCGTGGGCCGCATTTGAGACAAACGTTAACGAGGGACGCAACGATGATGCAGCATAGAGGCAGTCTTTTGGGTGGTGTCGTCTCGGATAGCGGCCTGATCAAGCTTGCGCGCATTGCCGACGAACAGGCAGCTAAGCTGCGCTGGTTGTCCATGGCGAGCCGTCGAATCGTTGCAGACTATCCGAATCATGCGCGATGGATTTGCCTCCGGGTAATGACCGGTCGGGAAAAGGCTGTGCAAAAGTCGCTGGAAGCCCTCGATATTGAAGCCTTGGTTCCGACGCGCCGGGGCAAGGTTCATCACCGACGCGGCCGGGTAATCCCGGCTTCTGATGTCCCTGTGCTTATCGGTTATGCCCTTGTGCGTTGTGTGTATTCGACAACGGCGATGGCAGGCCTTGAAACGGTCGAGCATGTTATTGGTGTGCTTGGCGGCTGGGAAACGCCGGTTCCTATCAGTGAGGAATATGTCAATAAATACATAGAGAAGGCGGCGACGGGAGCTTATGACTACGAACGTCCGGGTATCATCGTGAGGACTGGCGAGAAGGTGCGAGTTACCGAGGGACCGTTCGGCGGGATTGCCGGTATTGTCATCACAGCACCCACCGATGGGGTCGGTGACGCCGTGATTGAAATCACGCTGATGGGAAAGCCAGCGCCGATGCTGGTGCCTCTTGCAAACATCGAGAAGGTGTGACTATAGGTTGGTTACGGACGAGCTGATGATCCTGCTAGTGAGCTTCTGAAAACGCGGTAGAACGCGGGGATGACAATCCCGAGGTTGGTACACCGGTCAGCCCCCGCCTTGATGATCCCCAATATAAGAGGATCGATTCAAGGCCGGTGCGCAAGCTATGTCCATTCCATGGCGGACCAATTTGAAAAGCGATCCTCCGGGGTCGCTTTTTTCGTTTAAGAGATATGGGCAAACTCTCCTCTCTCCCTTCGCGCCTCGGCAGGCTACCGGATCGTATCGGAACGCCACCAAAGAAAGCCGAGAACTTCTATCAGTCATCGGAGTGGCGGGCGCTCATGTCATCCTTAAAACGGACGCGCGGCAACAGATGCCAGCGCTGCGGATCAACAGGCCGGATCATCGGTGATCATATCCATGAGCGGAAGGATGGCGGTGCGGAGCTTGATCCGGCCAACGTCGAACTCCTTTGTTTGCCCTGTCACAACACGAAGACGGCGAAGGCCAAGGCTGCAAGGGCGGCTGGCCTGACCTGACCCCGATGGGAGGGGTGGGGTCGATCTCTCGGAAGGCGACCGCCTCCGCACCGCCGTCCCTCTCATGCGGAGATTTTTTTTCGGATGGACGAGAATTTTGACCTGTTTGGCCAGCCGATTTCAGACCGGCAGGGCCTACGCGGGAGGCCGCCGTATGTGGCGACTGAAAAAGACCGCAATAAAATCAAACTCTTGCTGGCTCTCGGTTGGTCAATTGAAAGAATGGCCAACGGTATCGGTGTCTCTCCAGCGACTTTGAAGCGGCATTTTAGAGCCGAACTCAAAGTTCGGACCAAGATGCGCGATGGGTTGGATGCCCGACGATTTGAGATTGCCATGGGGCTGGCAAACGCCGGCAACGTCGCGGCGTTGAAGGAACTCGGCAAAATGATCGAGAAGAATGACGCCATGGTGGCGGCCCGCGCCTATCGCGGCGACGACGACGAAGAAGCGAAACCCGAAAAGATCGGCAAAAAGGAACAGGCGCAACTCGATGCCCAACAGGCCGAGCAAAGCGATGCCTGGGGCGACGATCTGCAATTCAGAGGAAGGGTGAATTGATGGCTCTTTCCAGCCCCAAGGCAAAGATAGACCGCGATTGGTCAACGGCATGCCCGGACTGGAAAGAACGGATCATGCAGCGCAAGTCTCTCGTTCCGAAGTTGCCGCTGTTTGATTTCGAGGCCGAGAAGGCGCTCCGCATTTTCAAACGGCTCCGGGTGCCGGATATCATCGGCCAGCCGACATATGGCGAGGCGTGCGACGAATGGGTGTTTGACCTTGTACGGGTCATCTTCGGCTCTTTCGACGTGGAAGCCAAGCGGCGTATGATCCGTGAATTCTTCTTGCTGGTTCCGAAGAAGAACGGGAAGAGTTCGATAGCCGCCGCGATCATCGTTACCGCCGCAATCCTGAATATGCGGCCGGAAGCGGAATTGCTGCTGATCGCACCGACGAAGAAGATTGCGGAAATCGCCTTCCGGCAGGCAATCGGTATCATTAAGCTTGATAAGCAGCTCACGGCGCTCTTCCATCCGCAGACGCACCAAAAGACGATAACGCACCGCACTTCCGGTGCGATCATCGTCATCAAGGCTGCGGAGGCCGACGTCATCACAGGCAGCAAGGCAACTTTCATCCTGATTGATGAGTTGCATGTGTTCGCGCAGAAGCCACGCGCCGCCGACCTGATGACCGAAATTCGCGGCTCGCTGGCTGCGCGGCCGGATGGGTTCCTGCTCATTATCACGACGCAATCCAAGGCCCCGCCAGCCGGGGTCTTCAAGGATGAACTGAATATCGCCCGGCAGGTACGCGACGGTGAATTGAAGCGTTCGCTTCTGCCGATCCTGTACGAGTTGCCGTTTGAGGTTGCCAATGACAATGGCTGGCGCAATCCCAAAACATGGGGAATGGTCAATCCGAATCTCAACCGTTCCGTGGACGAAGCGTTCCTTGTGGACGAGCTGGCGGCCGCAGAAGAAAAAGGCCTTTCCGCCCTTTTGTTGTTCGCCTCGCAGCACCTCAATGTTGAGGTTGGGCAATCACTCGGCGGCTGGCGCGGTTCGCACTTCTGGAAAGATCGGTCGCTACCGAAACTTGTCAGTCTCGAATATCTTCTGGAGCAATCGGAAGTCGCCACGGTCGGAATCGATGGTGGCGGCCTTGATGACCTCTTAGGACTGGCTGTTCTCGGACGCCATCGCGTTACGCAAGATTGGCTCTGCTGGGTCCACGCATGGTGTCAACGCGATGTTCTGAACCTCCGTAAAGATATCGCGGCCAATCTTCTCGATGCTGAAAAAGAAGGGTCGTTGACGTTCTGCGATGATGCCACGGCTGACATCGTCGGCGTGGTGGAAATCTGCAAGAAGGTCCGCGATGCCGGTTTGCTGCCGGACGAATACGGAATTGGCCTCGACCCGCAAGGCGTCGGCGCAATGGTTGATGAGCTGGCGCGCTACGGTATTGGCCGGCCGCTCGTCACATCCGTGCCCCAAGGTTTCCGGTTGTCCTCGGCAGTCTGGAGCCTTGAGCGGAAACTCAAGGACAAAACCTTCTGGCATGCCGGGCAGGGTCTCATGACGTTCTGCGTGGGTAACGCCAAGGCAGAACAGCGTGGCAACGCCGTTCTCATCACCAAGGAAACCGCAGGTAAAGCGAAAATCGATCCGCTCTGCGCTCTCTTCAACGCAATCAAACTGATGGAAGTTGGCCCGGTCGCTGCGGCTACAGTCGCGTCACCTTGGGACGATCCTGATTACACGATGGTGGCCTGATGGGTTCCAAGAAAAAGAAACTAGAGAAGCGGTCCGCTTCTCTGGAGTCGCAATCCATTCCTGTCAGTGCCGAAAACTTCATGGAGTTTTTCGGCGTCGGCGGCATGGGCGGCTCGCTCCCTTCGGTGACGATTGAAAGCGCGCTCAAGGTGCCAGCGGTACAGGCGGCGGTTCTCTTCCTTAGCCGGACGCTGGCATCGCTGCCTCTTCATGTTTACCGGAAGGCTGAAACCGGGCCGGTGCGGCACGGCGGCAAACTCGCCGCCGTGATCGAGGAAAACCCGAACGACGAGATGGATACCTCCAAGTTTCGCCGTTACTTTTGGGAACAGGTCTTCACAGGCGGACGCGGCCTTGCATGGATAGAGCGAAAAGGCGCAAGCGTAGAAGCGATATGGCCTATCGATCCCGGCTCCTGCTCGGTTGTTCGACGTGGCGGAAAGCTTTTCTACAAGTTCGACGGGAAAGAGTACCCGGCCGCTGATGTGATCGATATTCCGTTCATGCTCAAGCGCAACATGGTCAACCATCGTGGCCCTGTTGCGATGGCAGAAAAGGCCATTCAGCTTGCCTTGGCAATGAACGATTACGCATCAAACTTCTTCGCTGGCGGCGGCGTCCCGCCTCTCGCGCTGGAAGGTCCGTTGCCAGCCAATGCAGAGGCAATGAAGCGGGCGCGGTCAGATGTGAAGCGTGCCGTAGAAGCGGCACGCGAAGACCACCTGCCGCTTGTGCAATTGCCTTCGGGTTACAAGCTTACGCAAGTCGGTTACGACCCTGCGAAGGGGCAGATGACCGAGGCCCGGCTCTACCAGGTGCAGGAAATCGCGCGTGCTTGGCAGATACCGCCTAACTTCCTGCAAGACCTGTCCCGCGCCACCTTTTCGAACGTCGAGCAAAACGACCTTCATCTGGTGAAGCACATTATCAGCCAATGGGCCATCGCCCTAGAAGGTGAGCTAAACCTCAAGCTGTTCGGAAGGTTCTCGACCCGTCGCTATGTCCGTCACAATCTCGACGGCCTGATGCGTGGCGACTATCTGAGCCGGCTTCGCGCTCTTGCAGCGGGCGTAAACGCGGCGCTGCTGACACCGAACGAAGCGCGGGAAATCGAAGGGCGACCCAAGAACCCCGACCCCGCCGCCGACCGCCTGCATATCCAGAGCGGCACGGTTCCAATCGGAACGAACACTGCGGGCATGGGCCATAACGGCGGTCCGCCTCTTGGTGATGATACCAACGAAAATCAGGTGGATGATGACCGGCAAGATTGAACGGGAAATACGCGCTCTTGTCCGCCCGGTGGAAACAAGGGCGGACGGTGAAAAAATGACGGTCGCAGGCTATGCGGCAGTCTTCGGGCAGGAAACGGATATTGCCGAAGAGTTCATTGAGGTTATCGAGCCGGGAGCGTTTAGGCGCTCGATCAACGGCGAAGATGTCCTTGCGCTCTACCAGCATAACCCCTGCTGCATCTTGGGCCGGAAGTCAGCCGGAACACTCCGGCTACAAGAGGACACCAAGGGTTTGGCGGTTGAAATCGACCTGCCCAACACCACCAATGGCCGTGATGTCCGCGAACTTATCCATCGCGGTGATATCTCGGGCATGTCATTCGGCTTCTACGTGCCGGACACAATTTCCGAGAGATGGGATTTCTCGGTCGATCCGCCGCGTCGGCGCATCCTGAATGTTGAGCTTTATGAGGTCTCGATTGTGGCGAACCCCGCCTATTCGGGAACCTCCGTCGCCTTGCGGTCGCGGGACAATGCCCGCGCCGCCTCTGAAATCCGATCGATCCTGCCAGCGAGCCGCTTGCGGATGAAAGTCGGTATCGACCTCGCGCTGCGGAAATAGCCGCGCTTCCTTTTTGCCTCACCACAACATGGAGATTTTTATGTCGCAGAAACTCAAAGAACTGCGTGAAAAGCAGGCGCGCATTGTTACCGAAGCGCGTGAACGCCTCGATAGCATCGGGGAAAACACCGATGCTGCCCGCGCTACCGAACTCGAAGGCCAGCACGATGCGGCAATGGCCGAATATGACCGGCTTGAGGCGCTCATCAAGCGCGAAGATGACCTCGTAAAGCTTGAGCGCCGCGAAGATGAGCGCCGCGCGCAGCAGCGCCCCTTGCGCGACACGCCAGAATATCGCGCCTCCGACGATCCGCAGGGTGGCAAGGTTGAATATCGCAGCGTCTTCGCGAAGGTCGTTTGCGGTGTCGATCCTTCCGAGCTGACGGCGGAAGAACGTTCCGTTCTCCGCAGCGGCGCGACCAAATTCGAAACCAGAACGCAGGTTGCTGGCGTTGCTGCCGCTGGCGGCTATACCGTGCCGACTGAGCTTGCGAACGAAATCATCAAATCGATGAAAGCGTGGGGTCCGCTCTACGACGAAAACATCTGCACGGTGATCATGACCGCGAGCGGCAATCCTATGGCCGTGCCGACCGTTGACGACACTGCAGAAGAAGCCACCGCAAAGGCCGAGGGTGCCGATGTTGCGGACGACAATAGCGGCGATGTCGAGTTCGGACAAAAGCTGTTGGAAGCATTTGTCTACGCCACGCCGTTCGTGAAGTGGTCCTTTGAACTCGATGCTGATTCCATCTTCAACATGGAACAGCTTCTCGGTTCACTGGTTGGCGAGCGCCTTGGCCGGATCGGCAACCGTCGCCTGACTTCTGGCACCGGCAACGCACAGCCGAATGGCGTGGTTACGGCGTCCAGCGAGGGTAAAGTGACAGCCGCCGTCAACGGCTTTACTTGGGATGATGTCATGGACCTGGAGCATTCGGTCGATCCCGCATATCGCGGCTCTCCGAAGTGCCGCTACATGTTTCATGACAAGGTGCTTGCCGCCGCGCGCAAGCTCAAGGACGGTCAGGGCAACTACCTCTGGCAGAGGGGCGACGTGCAGAAAGGCACGCCGGACAGTTTCAACGGCAGGCCTTATTCGATCAACCAGCATATGGATGAAATCGCGGCGGACAAGCGCATCATGGTGTTCGGTGACTTCTCCAAGTACTTCGTCCGCAAGGTTGGCTCTCCCGTTATCGGCGTGTTGCGCGAACGCTTCTGGCCGCAGGTTGGTATTGCCGGCCTGATCCGGTTCGATGGTGAGCTGGGAGATACTGCTGCCATCAAGCACCTCAAAACCGCTGCTTAATCTCGGCTTTGCAAGGCGGGCGCGACATAGCGCCCGCTGACAAAACCGATGGAGGCTCACATGAAAATCAAAATGCTTTTAGGACTAGCTGGTGCGAATTTCTCGCTCGCGCCGGGTGATATCCCGCCTGACGGTCAGTTTACCGAAAAGGAGGCGGAGCGGCTTGTCGATGCCGGTTTGGCGGAATGGGTGAAGGATGGTGAATCCTCCGAAGTCACTCTTCGGCTGGCGCTCGATAACGAAAATCTGCTCAAGGAAATGGCGGAGCTTCGAACCCTCGCCACGCGACTTGAAGAAAGCGAAGCGCGGATTGTTGTTCTCGTCGGCGAAAACGACGCGCTCCAGCGCCGGGCGGAGGATGCTGAGAAATCGCTTGCTGAGGCGGCCGAACGTGGGGGCGCGCTGGAAGGCCGCATTGCAGAACTTGAAAAAGCGCTGGGCGACGTCGCGGCCGATCAGGGCAAGAAGAGCAAATCGGGGGCCGGCTGATGTGGTATGCGGCGAATGCAGTAGCTAAAGACCCGGATGCGCTGGCTGTTCCGCTTGCTGACGTTAAACTGCGCCTTAGCGTCGATCATTCGGACGATGACGGTTTGCTTTCCGATATCGTCCGTGAAGCAACCGCTTACGTCGAAAGCTATTGCAACATCCGGCTCACGCCGCAAACGCTGACCAGCCAGTGTGATGGTTTTCGGGACTTCCGGCGACTTCCTGATGGTCCTGTGTTCATAGGTGCCATCAAGGAAATCGGTTATGTCGATCAATCGGGCAACCCGCAGACTGTCGATGCGGACAGTTACGGCCTTCAGCTCGATGGGCTGGAAGCATCGGTTGTTCTCAAGGCTGGTCACGTCTGGCCTTTTCCGCGTTTTGGCGAACGCATCACGGTGACGGTCGATGCGGGTTACGTGGACGGCATTCCATACGAAATCCGTGCGGCGATCATGGCGCGCGTGGCGTCAATTTACCGGGGACGCGAGAACGCGCCCATGGGTGAGTGGTCGGACTTCGATTCCCTGTTGATCAATTTCAGGAGGGGCGCGTGATGGCTCACGTTCGTTTCACGGCCGATTTCGATTATCGGCCTCCGGTGTTCGGCGTGACGCTCGCTTACAAGGCCGGCTGGTCTGGCCCTGTAAAAAAGGAGTGTGCCGATCAGGCTGTCGCGCAGAAAAAGGCGGTACGCATCAAGCCGCCGCCCCGATCTGCCGGAAAGGTGACCGAAAATGCTCAATGCAGGTGATCTCAGGGAGCGGGTCGCGCTCGATAAGCGGCAAACCACCAATGATGGTGCGGGAAATCATCGCTCGGATTTCGTGCAGCAATTCGAACGCCGGGCTATGTTTGTGTATGCGGGCGGCAGCGAAGCTGTGATGGCGGAGCGACTTAGTGGCCGGTCGATCCTCAAAATCAGGCTGCGCAGTGATAGTCAGACGAAACGGATCACGTCCGATTGGCAATTGCGCGATGCCCGGCGCGGTACCATCTACGCGATCCGTGAGGTTGATACAGTAACGGACCCGCTTTGCATCTATCTGGTTGTCGTCAGCGGGGTAGCTCCATGAAAATCATCGGCATTGAAAAGATGATGCGCCGCCTTGAGCGCATTCCCGATGAGGTGCGCCGGCGCGCGAAAGCGGAGCTGATGTTGGGCGGCCGTGAAATCAATATGCTTCAACGCTCGCTTGCGCCGAAGGATGATTTGACGCTCGCCGGCACCATTCGTTCCGAACCGTTGCCAGACCCGCAGATTGGCGTTGTCATTCTGGCGGGCGGCGAGGCCACCACAAAGCCGGTACGCGAAACCGAAAAAGGCAATTCGCCCGAATACGATTATGCGCTCGCGCAGGAATTCGGCACGGAAGATATGCCGGCGAACCCGTTCTTCCGGCCAGCCATTCGCGTGAAGAAAAAGCAGGTCCGAAACCGCGTTCGCGCGGCCGCCCGGAAAGCACTTAGATCGGCGGCCAAGAAATGAGCGACCCAGCCCTTGCAATTCAAACGGCGCTTGTCGGTCAGTTGACGGGTTTGGCGACGGAGGCCGGCGAGCGCGTCTATGACGATGTGCCGGCCGAGGCGCAGCGGGAAGCCGAAACGGGCGACGCTTGGCCTTACATCTCACTCGGCAACGGGCAGATGGTGCCGGTTGATGAAGAATGCTTTGACCGTTCTTCGAACTACATTGATGTTAATGTTTGGTCGCGTGAAATCGGTTTTCCGCAAGTGAAACGCATCGCTGGCGCAATCCGCGCCGCGTTGCACGAACAAGAGCTGGCGATTGCCGGCCACGTCCTCGACCGGATGCGCGTCGAGAACATCGCATATTCGCGTGACCCTGACGGCATGACCCGCCGCGCGCGCATCGAATTGCTGATTGAAACTCATCCAGCAAACTGACCCCCAGCAATCTTATCAAACCTTGGAGGCTCGTCATGGCGACGACTAATAAACTGTTGATTCAATTCGGTGACGGCGCGGCGGTGGAAGAATTTGCGCATTCCTGCACCATCAACACGTCACAGGAATTTACAATCGAAGCGACGATGACGGAGTCGACAGACCCGAATTGCGAAAACCCGGATGCGCCGGGCTGGGTGCTGCGCTCTGTCGATACCCTCTCCGCAAATATTAACGGCGCTGGAACAACAGACCCTGTCAGCTATGGCGTTTTGCGTCAGAAGATGCTCTCCGGCGAACCCTTTAATGTACGGGTGCTGGTGGACCTGCCGAAAGCGCAGGGCGGAGGTTGGTATGCCGGCCGCTATGTCATGTCCTCGCTCGGCCTCGCCAAGGAGGGCAAGGGCTATCTGTCCTCGACCGTTGCCCTGCAATCCACTGGCGTGGTTGCGTGGGTTGAGGCCGCTGCATGACGGCGGCTTTCGAGGCTCCGTTTGGCGGGAAGAAACATTCTTTCCGCCTGCTCCTTGAGGGCTTGCAGGAATTGCAGGCCGCCTGCAATGCAGGCCCTGCCACGATCCTTGCGCGCCTCATGTCGGCCCAGCCGCAGGCCGCCAACATCAAGCGACCGAACATGGACGATTACCAGCTCGGCGCGGAAGACCCGGACTTTCTCGCTGACTGGAACACGTATTCTCTCGTGCGCGGTATCGGAGGCGATTGGCGGGTGGAAGATGTCCGTGAGACAATCCGCCTCGGGCTTATTGGTGCGGGCATGTCTCCGACTGACGCCTTCGTCGCTGTGTCCCGCTACGTCGATCAAACGGAAAAATATCCCTTGATTGATAACGTCGGTATCGCGGCTGGCATTCTTCACCACGCGCTTACCGCGCCTGCCGGAGAAAATCCGGGAAAGGCGAAAGCCGGGGAAACGACGACAGCGACCGAATAGTTTTCTCGGATTTATACGGCCTCGGCGCTGTCATGGGCATGCCGCCCTCCGAGGTCAAGAAAATGATGCTGTGGGAATTTGCTGCCTGCGCAAACGGGTATGCGAAAGCCAATGGCGGAGAAGAAGCCGTGGAGGCGCCAAGCTTCGAAGAGCATCTGGATATGGTGCGCCGGCTCAAGCCTCGGTCGTGATGATCTCGCGGCCGATGAAAAGCAGAACAAGGCCGATCAGCGATGCTGTTGCAAGTGCGATCAGTATCGTTGGCGATGGCGCGGCTGTTTCGACGGCTGCCCCCATCTGGCTCAATCGTTGATTAAAGGCCGCATCGCCGGCCGACGTGGCGGCTGGTAAAGCGTAATAGGCCGCCAAAGGCGTCGGCGCGACGAACAGAACAGCGCCGATCTTTCCCAGAGCTGTCAGGCGGTACCTCGAAACCGTCATTTGAAGTTCTCCCCTCGAAATCGCCCGTTGGTAACAGGAATCGCTATGGCCGTCACCCTTGATGAGCTGCGCGCTGTCATGCGCATGGAAATGAACCCGTTCATGAAGGACCTCCAAAAGGTCAATGGGGTGACGGCTAGAACGGCGCGGCTTGTGGAATCGACGTGGCTTTCCACAAATAAGCGGTTGGACAACATCGGCCGCAGTATGGCTCAAAGCCTAGTAGCGCCGTTGCTGGGGATCGGCGCGGCGCTTTCGGTTGATTCCGTAGCAAAGTATGCCGATGCCTGGACGAGTGCAAAGAACAGTCTCTCTGTTGCCGGTGTGACCGGTCAAAAGCAGATTGACGTTCTCGATCAGCTCTACAAGTCGGCGCAAAACAATGCCGCGCCACTCAATGCCATGGCTGATCTGTTTGGCAAGGCGGCGCAAGCAGGGGATAATCTCGGGGCAAGTCAGGCGGATTTGCTCAAGTTCTCAGACGGCGTCGGTGTCGCGTTGCGGGTGGCTGGTTCGTCGGCCTCGCAGGCTTCTGGCGCGCTGACCCAACTCGGCCAGCTCCTCGGGCAGGCGCGTGTTCAAGCTGAAGAATTCAATTCGATCAATGAAGGCGCGCGCCCCATCCTGATGGCGGTTGCGGCTGGGCTCGACGAGGCGGGCGGCTCGGTATCAAAGCTCAAAGAGCTGGTGAATGACGGCAAGGTTTCCGGCCAGCAGTTCTTCCAAGCTTTCTTGAAAGGCCTGCCGTCTATCCAGTCCATGGCCGCAAACGCCACGCAAACCATTGAGCAGGGTGTGACGAAGGTGAATAACGCGTTCACCCGGTTCATTGGCGAGAGTGATGAAAGCCTCGGGGCAAGCCAGAGGCTTGTTGCCGGTCTAAATGCGCTAGCTGACAATTTCGACCAGACGGCCGATGTCGTCTTGAAGGTCGCGGCAGTCATTGCCGGCGCGCTTGTCGGTCGATCCATCGCAGGTATGATTGCAAGCCTTGGCCTCGCCACCTCGGCGGTTATTCGCTTCGTCACGGCCGTGCGGGCTGCTGCGACAATTTCCGGCCTCGCTACCGCTATGGGCGGATTGTCTGTAGCGGCTGGGCCGATTGGCGCGGTCATTGGCGTGACGGCCGTGGGAGCGCTCGCGTTGTTCGCCTCATCTTCTGGTGAGGCGAGCGAAGGCGCTGCCCGCTTCGAAGAGCGCCTGAAGAGAATGGCGGATACGGCCGACGCGGCCGCAACACGAACGCAGGACGCTGGCCAGCGCATCAGCGACAGTTTTGTTAATGGGCTTAACAAAGAAGTCGATGCCGCCACGCTCAGGGTTAATGAGGCCAAAGCGGCCGTTATTGACCTCTTTGATCAATTATTCAGGAACGTAGATAGGGACACGATTTCACCTGACCAACTGGCCCAGCTCGAGTCCTTGAAAAAGCGTCTTGATGAAGGGAGCATCGGCGCGCTTGAGGTCAAAAATGCCCTTCACTCTCTCGCGAATGCTAACCCCAATTTTCAGGCCCTTGCCGACGCATTCGCGCCTCTCCTTGATCGGCTCAATCAGGTTGTTGTGGGGATCAAGGCCGCTCGCGAACAGTTGGCGGTAGCGACAGGCTCGGCGCTTTCAGAACAGCAGGTCGCCGGGTATAAACAGTACGCAGCATCGCGCCAGCAGGGCGAAGAAATGTTGCGGCTCGGCAAAGCTTATGCCGACGAGGCGAAGCGCCAGAACGGATTGAGCAAGGAACAGCTCGCCGTTGAGAAGGAAATTGCCTCGATCCGCAAAGACCTCGCGGAAAAGGGCGGCTTCCTGCCCGACGATCAGATAAAGGCGCTCGCCGCGTCGAACGTCGCCGCGTCGGGTTCCCGCAGCAAGAGCGGAAAATCCACGTACGTCAAGCAAACGTCTGATAGCCGCTTCGATGCGGATATTCAGGCCGTGCGCGACCGGACGGCCGCTTTGATCGAGGAGCAAAAAATCCTCGGCTTGTCTTATCAGGAGCAGGAAAAGCGGCGTATGGCGCTCGACCTCGAACAGACGGCGCTTGCCGATCTGCGCGAGGAAGCGCGCCGCAAGGGCGCTACCGATCTCGAAAATATCCAGCTTTCGAGTCAGCAGCAAACCTTGATCGATCAGGCATCCGAGGCGTATGCCCGTCAGGCTGACGCACTGCGGCAAGTCGAAGAGGCGCAAAATCGTGCACATAATTCCGCGCAGGAATTTTATGACACCGCCAAGTCAGGCTTTGTTGATGTGATTAAGGGAACGCAGAGCTTTAGTGAGGCGCTCTCTAACCTCGCGTCTAAGGTGGCTGACTTGTTCCTGAATAGCGCCTTTGACTCATTATTTGGTGGCGCTCCGAAATCCGGTGGGGGCCTGACATCATTCTTCAAAATGTTGGGTTTTGCGGACGGTGGTTATACAGGTTACGGCGCAAAATACGCTCCGGCCGGCATCGTTCACAAGGGCGAATACGTCTTCGACGCTGACTCAGTGAAGAAGGCGGGCGGCCCGGGCGCTTTGGAGGCGCTTCGGTCCCGATTGAAGGGCTATGCGAATGGTGGCTCCGTTGGTGTCCCGATGCCAACTTTCCCTACGTTAGCGGGTGTCCGGCCTCAACAAAATTCCGAGCCGGCCACCTTCGTAATCGATGTGCGGGGGGCAACTGGCAATTCTGAAATTCAGGAAATGGTTGCTGCCGGCGTTCGTCAGGGCATTTCAGCTTATGACAAACAGATGCCGGATCGCGTCCAGCAGATTAACCGAAATCCAAGGCGGCGCTAATGGTAAGGCCTCTTTCTTATCTGTCGGATCGGTTCCGCTGGCTTCCCTTCAAGTGGGATATCCAGCGGAACGACGAATATTCCGGCACGGGTGACGGCAGGGTGTGGCAGGCGAAACTTGCGCCCGAGCTTTGGCGGGCAACGGTGGGCCATGCGCAGTTGCTGAACACTGTTGCTGAAGAACTGGACGGTGCTATCCGCGCCCTGCGGGGTGCGGAAGTGCCTTTTATGATGGCCTCGCCATTGTTCTGCGCACCTAAGTCCGACCCGACAGGGGCCGGACTGGAAGGAGCGAATGTCACGCTCCTTTCTATCTCGGCCTCCCGTGCGGCGGTCGTGTTGGCAGGGCTTCCAGCCGGTTACAAACTCACGACCGGCGACAAGTTCTCGTTCGCTTATGGCGAGCGTTTTTATTTCGGTGAGATTTCGGAAACGGCCGTGGCCGCCATAGACGGCACCACGTCGCAGATTGCGATATTCCCGAATTTACCAGCCGGTGCGGCCGCTGGTGTGGCTGTGACGTTGATCAAGCCCGCCTGCAAAGTCGTCATCGTGCCCGGCTCCTACAAAGTCGGTGAAATCTCAGGGCGCTTCACGCGGGGCGGCTCTTTCCAGATCATCCAGAAAAAATAGAGGCCATCGAGCCGACATGAAAAACGTATCCGCAGCTTATCAGGCGGCGCTACTTGGCGCGCGCGACGGCTCCCTTGTGCCTGTTACCTTTGTCTGGTTCCGGGCGAAGAATTGGGCAACCGGTCTACCTGAAGAAATTGGTCTCTGGACGTGGGATGAAGATATCAATGTAACCGTTCTTTCGGGAACGACTGGCCTTCCTGTAACGCGCACCTATTACGGCGCGGTCAATCTGGAAGTCAGCGATATTCCCTATGTTTCTGACCTGACGGTGCAGACTGTCACCATCGGCATGAGCCAGATTGCGGATGCTGCCCAGCAGCTCGTGCGCGGTTACGACCTGCGCCTGGCTAAATGCGAAATCCACGAAATGACCTATGACACTCTCACGGGCCAGCTTTCGTCAGCGCCGGAAATCGCCTTCATTGGGGAAGTCGTGGGCGCTCCCATCAACACGCCGTCCATCGGCAACAGCGGCAGTATGGATGTGTCGGTAATCTCGGACGCAATTTCCATGCTCACCCGCACCAACCCCGCCAAATCCTCCCATGAAGGCCAGCGCCGGCGTGATGGCGACGATTGGGGCATCAACTCCAGCACTATCAGCACATGGGGTATTCCATGGGGCAGGAAAACGTCATGACCGGCCTGATACGAAAAGATGATTGGCGCGCGCAGTTTGCGGCCGAGGTTGACCGGATCAAGCGAACGCCTTTCAAGTGGGGCAGCCACGATTGCGGACCCGGACTCGCCGGCAACCTCGTTTATGCCGTTACCGGTGTCGATTGCGCAGCTCAGTTTCGTGGACAGTACAATGACGCACGGGGCGCGGCGCTCACCATGAAGGCGGCGGGCTTCGACAATCTGGCCGATCTCGTTGCCTCCATGCTTCCCGAATACGAGCACCCGTCGCAAGCCCGCATTGCTGATGTTGCGGCGATCAAGGTTGATAGCGTCTTTGGATACGCTCTCGGCGTCATCGACTATGAGCGCGTCTTTGTGTTGACCGAAAACGGGATCGGCACGATTGACCGCGCGGAAATAGCCCGAGCCTTCAAGGTCGGCTAAACCCTTCGGAAAATTCCCATGAAAAAACTGCTGTTGCTTCTGGCGACCGCCTTCTTTGTGATGGGCGGCGATGTGGCTCATGCCGATCTTATTTCGACGGCCATCATTTCCTTTTTCAAGCTTACCGGCCTTGCTGCAACCCTCATCAAAGTGGGTGTTGCGCTGGCGGTTGGCGTCGGGGCTTCGCTTCTTCAGAAGGCTCTCAATAAGCAAGGTGACACCTCCGCTACGTCTGGCGTAGACCTGTCCGTTTCTATGGGCGATGACGTGCCGATGTCGTTTGTCGTCGGCACGGCTCCAACGGGCGGAAAGCGCAAGTACATTGGCACATGGGGCAGCGACGATAAGACGCCGAATGCCTATTTGGTCGATGTCATCGAGCTGGAAAACCTGCCGGCGACCGGGATAGCTGGCCTGTGGGCCGGCGACACCCGTTGCACGATCCTATGGGGTGAGCCTGCCGCTGACGGACGCGGTTTTCCGGTTGCCGAGTTTCGGCGGGATGGCAAAGATTATCTGTGGTTCAAGTTCCGTGACGGATCGCAGACCACTGTTGACGATTATCTTTTCGCCAAGTTTTCGAACCACCCGGAGCGGCAGATTACGGCGAACATGATTGGTCGCGGCTGCGCCCATGCCATCATGACATGCCGTTACAGTGAGACGGTATTCAGAAACGGATTGCCGGATTGGGCTTTTGAAATGGCTCCTCGCCGTTTCTACGATCTGCGCAAAGATTCCACCAATGGCGGTTTCGGCGCTCATCGCTGGAATGACCCGTCCACATGGGAGCCGACCAGCAACAACGTCATTATAGCGTACAACATCATCCGGGGCATCAGCTACAATGGTGAGTGGTTTTATGGTGGCCAGAACATTGCCGCGTTCCGCCTCCCGCCTTCAAACTGGATTGCGGCCGCCAATGAGTGTGACGCCGGCGTATTGCTGGCCGACGGCACCTATGAGCCTGCCTTTCGTTGCGGATATGAAATCACGGTTGATCGCGAACCGCTCGAAGTTATCGAGGAGCTGGGGAAGGCCGCTAATGCTCGCTTTGTCGAGGTAGGCGGCATCTTCAAGGTTCTAGTCGGTGCGCCCGGTGCGGCCGTCTACAGCTTCACCGATGACGATATCATCGTCACGGAAGATCAATCCTTTGATCCGTTCCCCTCGCTGGAGGAAACGTTCAACGGGATCGAGGCGACCTACCCGGAACCGGCCGAAAAGTGGGCCATGAAGGATGCGCCGGCGCGATACGATGCGGCGCTAGAGGCCGCAGACGGTCAACGTCGCCTGCCTGCCAGCGTTGCTATCAAGGCAGCACCTTTTGCAAATCAGGTGCAGCGCATCATGGTTGCGATATTGCAGGACTATCGGCGCTTTCGCACCCACCAGTTCTATCTGCCGCCTGACGCATATGCGCTGGAGCCGAATGACGTTGTGTCCTGGACTTCGGCTAGAAACGGGTACGCGGAAAAGAAATTCCTCGTCACGGCGATTACCGGAAAGCGTACGTTCAACCGGCTTGCGTCGTTCAAGGAAATCGACCCTTCCGATCATGATTGGTCGCCTGCCAAGCAATTGCCGGTGGCGACCGGTTGGATAGGTGAAATCCTACCGCCTGCCCAGCCAATGTATGGTTGGCAGGTTGAGCCGGCCGCGTTCTTCGATGCTGACGGTTCGCCGCGGCGACCGTCCATCCGGATTTCGTGCGCGGCCGGTCAGGAAGGCGTGACCCATGTTTGGGTACAGGTCGCGCTCAAGGCGACTGGCACCATCGTATTCGATAGTGACCAGACACCCTATGATCCGAATGAGGAACCCGCAGACGGTCGCATGTCTTGGGTTTTGAACGGCACATTCCTGCCAAACGAAACCTATCAGGTGCGCGGCCGGTTCATTTCCAGCCTGAATGACAATCAGCAATGGTCAGACTGGCTGGATGTGATCACGTTCAATATCCTGCTTGCCAACAAGGATATCGACGTTGTTGCCGATCTGACGAAGCTTGGCGCTGATGTGAAAAAGCGCTTCAGCGAACTTCAGCAGGAAATGGACGATCTGCTGCAAAGCTATGAGAACGGGCTTACGGCCTTTTCTCTGGCTGGGGCTGTCGGGCAGATCGACCGCGAAGAAATCCGCGCGGAGCTGGGAACAGCACGGGCGGAAATCACCGATGAACGCCGCGTCCGTGTCACGGAAAACGAGGCCATGGCGCAACGGGTCGGGCTGGTCTCGGCGTCCGTGGAAGATGCGAACGCCAAAATCATCACGGAACAGACAGCGCGCGTCAGTGCTGACCAAGCATTGTCCGAAAGCCTTCTCGGCGTTTCGTCCGAGTTGGGCGACCGTTTCGCGCAGGGGCTAGTAAAGTTTCAGGCGGTTGCCGCACCCTCCGGTGTCGATGCCCGCTTCTCGGTTCTCCTGAGAGGTGGTGTCGGGCAGGCGTACAAGGATACCGGCTTTTTCCTTGAGCTTTACACCTTCGCCGGCTTCCAGCGGTCGCGCATGGCGATCAAGGTTGATCAGTTCTCGGTATCGGATGGCAACACCGCCTATTCGGTGTTCGCCATTGAAGGCGGCGTGGTGAAGATCATCAATGCCCTTATCGATATGGCGCAGATCAACAATCTGATCGTTGGAACCAGCAACATCAATCCGGGTGCGATTACAAACATCGAGTACGCGGAGAGCGGGGGCGGCCCCAACACAATCGATCTTTATGTCACCGCCAACCATGGACTTAATTCGCCAAAGATAAAGGTGGAATTCAGAGGGAAAATTCAGGCGGCGGCCGGAAACACCCTTCAGACGTTCGCCTCCCTTAGAGATGATACCGGCGGTGTCGAAATAGATTCCATTCCGATAGTTACCAGTGGCAACTATGGTCAGGTTGTCATGTGGTCGAAGCTATTCACGCCGCCACCGACAAGGATGCAGACCACTTTTCGCGCAAGGTTCGCAGGCGTTCCCAACTCCAATTGGTCAATGCTGGAAGTGGTTGCCTACACATTCAAGAGGTAAAAATGACAGCACCTTATACGGCTGGCACCATTAACTTGGTGTCGGGAAGCGCGGCCGTGGTCGGAACCGATACGGCTTGGCAAATCGGCCTCATCATCGGTGGCACCATCTATGTTGAGTTTGACGGCGGCAATCCTTTGCCGATTGCGACCGTTGACGGCGACACGGAAATCACGGCGGCCCTGAAATGGACTGGCCCGACAGGCACCTATTCCTACGCCATCGTGCGGGATACGGCCTACGGGCAGCAGACGGTCGCCAACGCGCAGGCGCTGGCGACCTATATCCAGCGCCTGAATAATCCGGCGCTGGCGGCAACCGCCGGCGTTACACCGGGGTCCAACAAGCTCCTGTTGTTCACGGGTGCGAACAGCGCAACCGTCATCGATTTGGAAGACATTCTGCAAGGCGTGAAGTTTGACGAGGAAGTGCCGACGCTTGCAGATCGCGCCGCCTATGATGGTGAGGCCGAAGGCTTCCGGGTGTTGGTCGCGGACGTAGGCGATGGCCGCTCGGCTTTCTTCTCGAAGAAGAGCGCGACGGCCGGCGACTGGACCGTGCCATTTTATATTACCGGACCTGTGGGTGGCGCTGGCCCCTACACGGATATCACCATTGGCGATACCACGACGCTTCCGGCTGGATCGGAAGCGGAAGTGACGCTAGTGCCAGTATCGCCCGGCGTGATCCGCCTTGACTTCGGCCTGCCGAAGGGTGCGGACGGTACCGGCGATGTCAACGGGCCAAACGGCGGCGTGGTGGATGGCAGGCCGGTTGCGTGGGATGGTAATACGGGCAAGTTCTTAAAGCCTATCGCCGGCCCACTCGCAGCGTTGCACGCGCTTATCCCTTCGGCGAATACGTTCCCCTACTTTACCGGGGCCGCTGCGGCTGCGCTTGCTGACCTCACACCTTTCGCTCGCAGCCTGCTTGATGACGCTAACGGAGCGGCGGTGTTTTCCACCCTTGGAACTACCCAGTTTCTTGGCGGTGATGGATTTGTAAGGTTGCCCAATGGGCTAATGATCCAGTGGGGTCAACGATCAGCCGGGTCAGGGGTCGCAGACGTTTTGTTTCCTACCGCGTTCCCGAATGCAGCCTACAGGGTCATCGTTGGGACGGACATCGACAACAACACCGGAACCGATGCTTACGTGAACTGGTCAAGCTTGCTTTCGCTTACCGGATTTCGGTTGAACGGACGTTTTATAATTAGCGGCGGCACGGTCGGGCCGGGCGGAGTTGTTGCAAATTTCATCGCCATAGGAAGGTGAAAGATGACAAAAGCTGTCTTCAACGCTGATGGTATTCCTCTCGGTTTTTACAATGAGGAAATACACGGAGAGAATATTCCCGCTGACGCCGTCGAGATAACGAACGAGCAATGGCTTGACCTGCTGGCCGGCTGTGGACGTCGCGCATGGAGGGATGGCGAAATAGTGGACGTTGAGCCGCCTGTGACAGAGGTTCCTGAATCTGTCACAGTCGTTTATGGCGTCGATCTTTGGTCGCGCATGACCGAGGCCGAGGCCGATCAAGTCGGCGGGGCTATGGCTGAACAGTCTTTCCGGGTCCGCAAAATCTTCGAAACCGCCAACTCATACCGCAGCGACCACGAACTGTGGCCGCTCTTGGTACAGCTCGCCACCACGCTCTTTGGTGAAGAAAGGGCGGCGCAAATCCTTGCGCCCTCCTCCCAGCAGTAAACCCGGCGCGGTTTAGCGCCACCCTCCCCTAAAAAATCAGGAGATATCCTCAATGGATATGACAACGTTCTTCGCATATGCGAGGCGCGCGCCTTTTGGTGGCCGCCTTTCGCAGGGCCAGATTGACGGCATGAATGCGCTTTTCCGGTGCTGGGCCTCGCACAAGATCGCCGGCGCTGACAATAAGCGGCTCCTTGCCTACATCCTGGCATCGGTGTTTCACGAAACGGGCGGCCGCATGTTGCCGGTGCGCGAAACTCTCGCATCAACCGACGCCGGTGCAATTGCTGCGCTGGAAAAGGCTTGGAAGGCCGGAAAGCTGGGGCAGGTAAAAACCCCTTACTGGCGCAAGGATAAGGACGGCAAGAGCTGGTTCGGCCGTGGCGATATCCAGCTCACGCACAGAGTCAACTATGATGCGCTTGGCAAGCGGATCGGCGCTGATCTGGTCGGAAATCCCTCCCTTGCGCTCGATATCGATATCAGCGCCGAGATTGCCATCGTCGGCATGCTGGAAGGTCTGTTTACCGGCCGGAAGCTCACCGAGTTTTTCAACCTCAAGAAGGATGATCCTATCGGCGCTCGGGCGGTCGTAAACGGGACCGACAAGGCAAAGCTGATCGCCGGCTATTACAAGTCCTTCCTTGATGCGTTGGAAGCGGCCACCCTCGCCAAGTATCAGGGCCAGCCGGCCGATGTTGCCGCGCTGGATGCCCAGCCGGACAACGTGCCGGCCGCGCACAGCAAATCCCTCTGGACGATCATCGGCAGCTTCTTCGGCGCTTTCGGCCTTGGCGCGATGGGTGACGCGAAAGGCTTCGTCGATAGCGGCGCAACTCTGTTCAGTGCGATCTCCAATCCGTGGTCGTTCGGCAGTCTGGTTTTCATCATCGTGGCGGCCGGCGTGCTGTTCTGGCTGATCGGTTCCGGCCGCATCACGATCAACCGGACGAAGGCGACCTGACATGCTGGAAGCTTTTAACCGGTGGCTGGCGGTTGCCGGCGTGGCGCTCACATTCGTTGTGAGCGCTTTTCTTTATGGCCGTTCGACCGGCAAGGCAGATGCCTCGGCCGAGCAGCTCAAGCGCAACGCCAAAGCCGCCGCAAAGGCGCGAGGGATCGAAGATGACGTTCGCAAGACTGGCGATGCTGACGTTAAGCAGCGGCTTGATCGCTGGATGCGTGACTAGCGGCAATTACTGCGATGTTGCCCGCGCTATCAGGCCGTCAACACAAGATGCCCTGACGCCGGAAACAGAGCGACAAATCCTCACTGAAAACGAAAAGCTTCAATCGCTGTGCGGCGTGAAGCCTAAATAACGGGTGGAAGGGTACGGGGCTATGGCACCACCTGATAATTTCGATCCCTATTTGCATGAGCAAATGGGGCGGCTGCTGGCTGGCATGGAAGCGGTGAACAAATCCATCGAACGACTTGAGGAAGGAGCGCGGCGCTCCGAAGACAAGGCGACCGATAGCCGTGCCGTGGTGCATCGGCGGATGGATGAGCTGGTTAACCGCGTGGCGGGTGTCGAGCAGGTTGTGGCAGTCGTGAAAGAGGATGTTTCCGAAATGAAGCCGGTCACAGAAGACGTGCGCCATCTCGAAGAGGATGCGGAAAAACTTAAGGCCGCCGTCAAGGACATGAAGCCCGTCACCGACGATATAAAGCGCTGGAGGCTAATGGGGATCGGTGGACTGACTGTGATCGGGATAGGCGGCATGGCGCTCGGAGTGTCCTTTGCGGACGCGATGAAGCGCATTGCATCAGTGCTCATCGGTCGGCTTTAAGGAGGGTTGTTTCCTCATTTTACCGCGGTACGATATGTCGTCGGCGTTTAACAGGATGCATGTTTATGAAGCGAGATATGGGGCTCATCCGTGAGTTAATGTTGAAACTGGAATCACTGGATTTTCCCCTCAATGCGGTTTTATCGTTGTCTGGTGATGATAAAGAAGTGGCCATAGATGGTTTCTCTGCGGACCAAATTTCCTATCATTTGATCCAAATTCGCGAAGCGGGTTTTCTTCAGGACACGAAGCACGGGGGGATGCGCGGCGGTATCAGTTTCAAGGGCTTCTCTTGGGAGGGGCATGACTTTTTGGATAGCATTCGAGACCCTGACGTGTGGGAAAAAACCCAGACCACAATGAAAAAGGCTGGTGGGTTTACTTTCGATCTCGTGAAAGCGATGGCCAAAGGATTTCTGAAAAAGAAGATTGAGCAGCTCACCGACGTTGAAATTGATATCTAGCCTCCATGGCCATCTAACAAAGCCGCCCGATCATGCCGGGCGGCTTTTTGCGTTTCTGGCGCTGGCGTCGGGAAGGAAATTCTAATTTTGCGCTCCGATCGCGCGCTCGAGCGGATCCGCGGCAGCAATAAAATTACAAGATTGCGAACGAATGTTTCACGCTGGAGCGTCGGCCGCCGGCGTTGGCTGAAATGGCTTTCCCCGCGCCTACTGACAAATCTTTGTAAAGGTTTCGGGTGCAGGCTATCGCTATGACGAAGCCCCCTCGCCCACGCAATAAGCCGCTGCTGCGCGACGATGGCAAGCCCATCCAGTCGCGCCCGATCCGCAAGCGAAATAAAGCCCAGCCGGCATTGCCGCTGGAGCCAATGCCGGCGCGTGTCGAACCGGCCCTTGCGCTGCTGAAGCAAAAGCCACCTTCAGGCGACAAGTGGGGCTGGGAAATCAAATGGGATGGCTATCGGCTCGCGGTCCATGCCGACGCGAACGGCGTCCGGATACTTACGCGCGGCGGCTATGATTGGGCCGCGAGGTTTCCGGCCATCGAGCAAGCGGCGCGCGATCTCGGGCCGGCGTCTTTCATCATCGACGGCGAAGCGGTCGTCCTGGACGAGCAAGGGCGCTCGGATTTCAATGCGCTACAGAACAGCTTGGGTGCTGATGGCGCGCGTAGCGGCAAGAAGACGGCCGGCAACGCCGTGCTGTATGCCTTCGACCTTCTTTACCTTGACGGCCGCGATCTGCGCGAGCTGCCTTATAGAAGCCGCCGCCATTTGCTCGAAGAAATGCTGGCGGGCTTTGAGGGCGCAATTCGGATTTCGGAAGAGGTTGAAACCGACGATCCGGGCTTGATGTTGGAACATGCCTGCCGCCTCGGGCTTGAAGGCATCATAGGCAAGGATCGAAACAGCCCTTACCGGAGCGGAAGAACTGGCGACTGGATCAAAGTAAAATGCGTTCAGTCCGAACCGTTCATGATCGTTGGCTATGAACCCTCCATGTCAGCCAGCGGCGGTTTTGGATCGCTCTTGCTGGCGGCCTATGAGGGTGACGAGTTGCTCTATGTTGGAAGCGTCGGCATGGGCTTTAAGGAGCGCGCCGCAAACGAGCTGCGCCGGATGTTGGATAAACTGCCATGGCGGAAGAAAAAGCCTCCCGTGGCCTATGTCGGCCGACGCGAGGTCGTTTGGGTGCAACCAACGCTCATAGCGGAGATTGAGTTTCGGCAGATGACGCCGGATCGCAAGCTACGCCATGCAGCTTACAAAGGGCTTAGGGAACGGCAGGATAACGCGGACGTGTACCGGTTTGATTAAACGGCTTTTAGTGTAAGCTCTCCCTATGAGCGAATTAAGGATAGAGCCGGTTACAATCAATTGGGGTGACTTCGAAACCCTTGAAACGGTCGCGGACTTGGCCCGGTGCCTTCTCGATAAATGGCCGGCTGGCACCGATGGGCAAGCTTACGTAACAGCCCTCATGGTCTGTTCGGCTGTGCTTGAAAATGGCTTGGATGATCGGCCTGAAGATGCTCGCGCGGCCTTTATCGATGCTGCCCGCGAAGCGCTCCTTTCGGTCTCCCCAGACGACGGGCTTGAATGTTGAAATCAGACACGGTGAGTCCAACTGGGTGCATCGCCGGCAGGTAATTAGTTGCCTTCGCGGCTGGGATGGAACATGTATCTTTGAGGGTAATGTTCCCAGCAATGCCAAGACGACTTCTCGGCCTTGCTCGGGGTGTACCCGAAGCCTCCCCACTTTCGACAGTCCGGATGTTCGCACCAGTGGTTCTCATGGACGCCGTCGCCGGCTTTGTCGGTCTGGTCGCTCACAGATACTCTTCTCCAATGATCTCGATTGGGCCGCGTGATGTCTCAATCAAAGGCCAGCGGACTTTCCTTCTCCATTCCCTCAACGCATCATCTGGTGAAGTGCAAAAAACCCACTCGATAAAAGCATCGGAAATGTTGGGGTGGTCATAGAGAACGGCGGCGATACCCTTTCTCTCGCTGAACAGGATTTCGAGCCGCGCGCCCGTAGGGATGTCGTCATCGTCAGCATAAAGCTCGCTTGCGAAATAACCGGAATAGGCGGTCAGGTCAGATTCGCGGTCAACCTCGGCCAGCAGACGCGTATCAAGGTCTTCGTGGCTGACCTTTTGCGCTCCGATAAAATCGCCATCTTCCAGCACTGCTTTGGGATAGACCCCGTGATTTTCGAGAATGTAAGGGCGAATATGCATCTTCCTTCTCCTCTATCCGAATAGATCGGCCGGCTTCCTCTCGTCTTCGACAGGCAACAGCACGAGGCCGCCATCAGGTAACGGACGTTGAAGCGCTTTTGCTTCCTCCCATGGCGCTGTTAGCCAAAGTTCCACTTCATCCTTGTTCGTCAAAATGACCGGCATTGCCTTTGGGTGGATTGGCTTCACGACGCTGTTGGGGTCCGTCGTCAGGAAACCGAAAAGCTGGTGGTCGCCTTCGCGCGGGTTCTTCATCGAACCGCGCACCCCGTGCCAGTCTGTCCAGATGCCTGCAAAAAATGCGAGGGGTGTTTCTTCGTTGATCGCAAACCATCGTTTCGTTTTCCGTGGCTTGGTATCTTCCCATTCACAAAACGTGGTCCATGGAACCACGCAACGGCTCTCGGGTCGCAGCCATCGTCGCCAGTGCGGTGATGTGATGTTGCGGATGTTGGTCACGCCTGTGTCGGGCTTGCCTTGCGTGACGAACTGCGGCGAGGGCATGCCCCACGTCAGTCCGACCAACTCCCGACCGCTTTCACCATTGCGCACTACTGGCGCCGGCCGGTCTGGATAGACCTCAACGTCTGGCTCCAGGTTAAGCCGCTCCTGCATGATGCCCGCGATGTCGCGAATGGATTCCTGATTGGTTTTCACGCGGTACAGATTACACATGTGTTCCTCCTCAAGGCGAAACGCCAACACTTCCTTCCTGCGCTCAATCTCAATATCACGTAGTTTCGCTGCCGGTGAATCTCTAGGAGAATGGTCGGGGCTTAAATTCGCCTGTCCCAAGTTGTGGCAATAATCGCACCTCCAGCGTCTGTTGATGTAGCTTTGCTTGGGTGGCATCGTCTCCAAGTCGACCCTCACCACTCGCTCGCACGGGGTGCAGTAGACAGTCACGTTGTAGCAATTCACCCACAAATAACCGTAAGTACCCGGTGTTGGTTCAAAGCTCACGGCCAATCTCTTTTCGCTCTCGCCAAGACGAAGCTGTTTTTCTCGCGATTCTGGCAGCCGAGACATCGCAGCAGCGGCTCCATAGAAATGATCGGCCTGAGCTTTCCATGCTTGCGTTGTATCGCCCATCTATCCAACATGCCCACACGCTTGCAGCGCCAGCATTGAGCGCCGAGGACGTACCATTGCGGCAGATCGGCCAAAGTGGCGGAGTGGTCACGCTGGGGTACGAAGATGCCCGTGGGCTTTGGCGGCAGATTGTCGTTGCTGCCGCCGGTAAGGTCGATACCGCGACGATGGCGCATGTCATTTCCGATCCGCCTCCGGCTTCCACCCCCTCGTAAACCCCTTGCCCATCGCCGCGGTCGCCAGCGCAAGCTGCAGTCTCAGGTGCTGGATATCTTCCATCAATGTTTCTATGGCCGCGCGGCTGTCGCCGTCATGCCATGCAATGATGTGGTCAACCGGATCGGCTTCCGGCTCTCTCGGTAGTGGGCGCACCTTCTCATTCTCCTTTTTCAGAGTTTCAACAATCTTCCCCTGTTTTGAAAGGCGCGCGCCCCCGCGCCGGTAAATCAGTCTGGCATCAAGTCGGCAATTTGCCCGTGCTGCACCAGCAGACGCGGGTTTGCCATGGTGCCGCTTTCCTCGTCTACGGTGACGGCGTAAGCCGCAACGCCGACGTGACGCGGCGCCATCGCACTCGCGATTTTCTCAGCGGATGCTTGATTGGAAGCCTGCCGCATTTCTCCCGGAACGACACCGCCACGGCTGTTTTTGAACTGCACGACAATGATTTTCTCAGCGTCTGACATGGCTCTTGATCTCTCGTTTGTTCTATAAATGTTCTCATTTTGGGAGAGAGTCAAGAGTGACGGTTGGGGAGGTGTGGAAATAGAAAAGGCCGCCCGGTGTGTCCACCGGACGGCCTTTTAAGCAACTATTGAGTTGTTGGCCTCAAGCCGCGAGCTTGATGTCCTCGCGAATATCTCGTCGGGAGTTGGACATAAACATGCTCGTTTTCTTGAGGTTTTCGATACCAACCTCACTGACGGCTCTGACGACTGCATACTCTATCGCTTGATAGATGGCCTTTTTGTCCATGATAGCTCTCCGGTTAACTCCAACAAAACGCGCAGAAATTTGTAAACGTTCCGTTTATTTTCTTGACATATATAGCCATTGTCCACGGGTTTCAACCGACTCGAACAACGCATGGCCCTTAAGGTTCCGCTCAACAGCGGTAAAAAACTTCGCATCCTCGGGACTTTGCAGATGCAATTTCAGGTGCCGGCTTGAAAATTCGCCGCCTGACATTCCAAGTTCGAGTACGCCAAATAGCAGCTCCACAAGCGCGCGGCTATACAGATGAAGGTATTCATCCGTAAGGTCGTAATCGGGTGAAAATGTGATGAAACGTGTGCGTAGCACTGGGCCGACGTACTTTGGAATTGGAGCGCAATTCACCTGACACATGACAACGTGGCTATCGTCGTCCTTGAGCGCAAACACTCCCGCTTTCGCGTGTGTTTGCTTTACGATATTCTCGACTGCGCTAAATGTCAGGCCAGCATAGGACTCAAAGTCCTCTTCCAGTTGCTCGCACTGCGCACGCCAATCGGCTTCGAACGCGTCCCAAGAACCATCGTCTGCGGACAGCCTAATAAAACTGTATGCCAC